TGCCTGTCAGTCTCTTCCAGCGCCAGCGTGAAGCTCTTGAGTTTCTGCACCTGTGCGTCATGGGTGAGGCTGATGGCCTCATCGAGAAGTGCCGTGACATGGGGGCAACGTGGCTTTGTGTTGCATATTGCGTCTGGATGTTCTTGTTCGTTGACGGCGCCACCATTGGGTGGGGTTCGCAAGACGGCGATCAAGTTGATGAGATCGGCAACATGTCGACCATCTTCGAAAAGATTAGGTGGGAGTTGCGCACCATACCGCGCATCTTCTGGCCCAAGGGTTTCGAAGAAAAGAACGGCATGAACTACATGCGCGTCTTCGCGCCCAACGGCAACAGCATTACGGGCGAGTGCGGAGATGACATTGGACGCGGCGGCAGAACGCGCGCTTATTTCAAGGATGAGTCCGCACACTATCAGCACCCGGAGTCGATCGAAGCGTCATTGGGTGACAACACGCGCGTCCAGATTGATATCTCCAGCGTCAACGGACTCGGCAATGTGTTCTACCGGAAGCGTGAGTCCGGGATTGAGTGGCATCCGGGCGCCCCCGTTCATCGTGGCAAGACCAATGTCCTAGTGCTTGACTACAGCGAGCACCCGGACAAGACACAGGAATGGTACGAGCAGCGGCGCAACAAGGCCATTAGCGAAGGCCTCTTGCATAAGTTCGCGCAAGAGGTTGAGCGCAACTATGCGGCATCAGTCGAAGGTGTGGTGATCCCCTCAGAGTGGGTCAAGAGCGCGATTGATGCCCATCTCAAGCTTGGGTTCGTGGAGCATGAGTTCGATGACGTATACGCTGGCCTCGACGTTGCAGATGGGGACGAAGGCGGTGACCGTAACGCGATTGCTGTGCGCATCGGGACCGTTCTCAAATATTCTGAAAACTGGGGTGATCGTGATACGGGAGTCACAACACGGCGGGCAATCGGCGCAGTCGAGCCCTACGTCAAGCGTGACAAGCAACGCGTCCTAAGAAAGGTGTTTGTGGAGTACGATTGCATTGGCGTTGGTGCAGGCGTCAAGGCAGAGGTCAACCGTCTCGATGATGATGGCCTTATACCCAAGGGCATTGAGCTTATTTCGTGGAACGCCGGGGCAGTGGTGATCAACCCCGACCAACATGTCGTGATCAATGATGATGGCACCGAGGATCAGGAGTCGCCCCTCAACAAGGACTTCTATACGAACTTGAAGGCGCAAGGATGGTGGAGCCTGCGACGACGATTCGAGAAGACACACCGCATGGTGACGGCGGGGGCCAAGGTCAAAGAAGCCGAGCCGGATGGCAAGCAGTCTATATGCTATTCGCAAGACGAGTTGATATCCCTGGACAGCAAGATGCCCAATCTGCGGACGGTGGAGAAAGAACTTAGTCAGCCAACTGCGGGCAAGGGCACACGGCTTCGGCTCATGATCAACAAGAAACCGTCGGGCACTCGTAGTCCCAATGAAGCTGACGCGGTAATGATGTGCTATTTCCCCGTGGAGAATTCCACTTACGACAGCAGCATGGATTGGGTGTGACGATGCGAAGGCTTGAAGGCAGTGTGTACGTGTCAATGGTTGTGCTGGGCTTGCTACTGCTCTTCGGTGTCGCGCTGGCATACGCTCATGATCATGGGCGCCCTGAGTTGGATGGTTGGTTCAAGGCGCTACAATCACAGAAGGGGCCATGCTGCGACGGCAGCGACGCACAATCGCTCAGCGATGTGGACTGGCGCAGCAAGGATGGTCACTACGAGGTGATGCTTGACGGCGAATGGTCAGAGGTTGAAGACAGCGCCGTCATCAAGGAGCCGAATCGCGCCGGGCCGACGATGGTGTGGACCTACTACTACAACGGCAAGCAGCGGGCGCGTTGCTTCATGCCGGGTAGCATGACGTGATCAGCTACATCATCCTGCCAGCCGCCGTCACAGCGCTTCTTGCGCTGTTCATCCTCGTTGTGAGGATGTTGTAACGTGTGCATCTGCCTAGGCAGAGAGAACGAGCATTGCGTGTGCCGCGAGAACAACACGTGGAACGCCGCGATCGTTGCCGCTGTGCGCGTGGTGCGCGACCAGTTTGCGAAGTGCAAGGACGGCAACGCTCTGTCCTTAGAAGTGCAAAAGTTGATTGAGCCAACTTACGAACTGTTGAAAGCCAACTCAGGGAAACACTATCGATGACCGACCGGGCGCATACTGTCATGAGGTTCTTGTCCATGTTGCTTTCACTTGGCATCGGCCTTGTGTTGTTTGTTGCATGTGCACGTATCGATATGGGCACGCCGACCGGCAACGTGCGCCACGTTCATGCACCCTACGCTGAGTTGCCAGCGCGCACACCGCGCATCCGGGTTGCAGACGCACCGCCAGTCCATCACGTGACGGAAGCAGATTTGCCCCCCGGTATCTCTTGCGGTCTCATCCGGGCCAATGCCCCAACGCTCGACGCCACCAAGCCCATTGCCGTGCAAGTGAAAGCGGGGGCAGCGGCCCGTGGCATGCACTTCACCGACGCTCAAATCGAGGCGATCGCCCTCTGCCTGGAGAAACGTACATGACGATGACGTGGTATCTGACCGCAGTTTATTACTTCGGCATCTTTGATGCTGGGACCATCCTCATCGCTGGGGTGTTCTTGGCTTTCGTGTTCCTGAGCAATGTGGACGCTACCGACGCCATGAGCCGTATCGTTCCGGCGATCGTGTCGCTAGTGTTCAGCAATGCAATCGCAATGGTCGTGCTCGGCATCACCCGATGGTGGATCAGCTAAGATGACATTCGAATTCAGCAAGTACGCCAAGCTTGATCCGGCGCTCGCGCACAAAGAGCTTGAGGTCGCGCACGGCAGTCCGATATTTGACAAGTGGGGTCACCTTGATCCACACCGCGCCAACAAGCAGATTGAGACCTCGCTTGATATGTCATTGGACGTGTTTGACGGTCTTGATGACTCCGAGCGCTCGCGCATCCACATTGAGGACAAAGTGAACGAAGGTGGTGCGCCTTACGTCGCCAAGGCCGTGCACTTCAGCGGCGGGGCATACCTCAAGTGTGACTCGCTGTTGACCGCAAACTCAACGGTCTATTCCATGGTGGCTTGGGTCAAGTACCCCGACCCGTTGACAGATACGCTGTTCTTCCATGTCACGGATCCGGAAAACAACTTCATCAACTACGCGATCATCGAGAAGACCGGTAACCCGTGTTCACACTTTGACGCTGTGCTTTCGAACGCGGACAGCAGCAGCAATTACGAGTTAACTGGCATCTCGGACGGTACGACACCGAACCCTGTGCCGGGACACTGGTATTGCTTCATCACATCTTTTGACCTTGGCCATGTGATGGGGGCGAAGACCAGTGACCTTTACGTCGGCGACAGCAATGACGCTGGCTCTGTGAGTGATCAGCAAGGGCCGATCACGATTGCGATGCATGGCCTCCCGATGTGGATCGGCAATAGCGGGTTTGACCCAACAGTCGAATTCGACGCGGCTGATTGGCGCATCATGCCGGGCGTCAGCCTGCTTACGGATGGTCACATCACCGAGGCCACACGACGCTTGTTCATTGACGAACATGGCAAGCCCGTGGACCCGGCAGTGGCGACCGAGGCACTGGGCACACCATCCATGTTGTTCAGCGGTGACCATACTGGCTTCGTCACCAATAAGGGTACCGGTGGCACCTTCACGTTATTCGGCACGTTGACCGACGCCAGCACGAGCCCCAGCACGTGATCGTAAAGTTTGTGCCCAAAGAGCGTGGTGGTGATCCTGACTTTCCGGGGATCAAAGAACTCGCGCCCTACTACAATCCCAAGCGCGTCGAGCCCGACGACAACGAGACGGAGCGCGACTAATGTGGCTGCTTGACAACTTTACGAACTTCATCACCGGGCTTGGCACATCAAAAGACCCGACCACGTCGACCACGTACACTTATCAGGAGTTGGACCGCAACCAACTTGAGCAGGCGTACCGAGGCAACTGGATCGCGCGGCGCGTGATCAATGCGCCCGCTGAGGACGCCACCGTGGAGTGGCGCCATTGGAATGCAGAACAGAGCGACATCGATGATATCGAGACGCTTGAGAAGACGCTCAACATCCAAAAGAAAATGAAGCAGGCGTTGATCCGCGCGCGTCTGTATGGTGGCGCTGCTCTTGTGATGGGTGTCGACGTTGGCAACACCGAGGATGAGCTTGACCTTGAAGCCGTTGGCAAGGACGACTTGAAGTGGGTCGTGGTCATGAACCGCTACGAACTCAGCGCCGGGCCGCGAATCTTCGATGTTGAGAGCCCATGGTACACGCGACCTGAGTACTACACCGTCAGCACACCGACCACAGGCCTCGACAACAGAAGCGAGGGCCGTGAGGTAATGGGCATGGCGCGCATGCACCCGTCGCGCGTGATCGAATTCCACGGCAATGAGTTGCCGGACTGGCGCCTCGCGCCCATGGGCGGCGGCTGGGGCGACAGTGTGCTCCAATCCATGGACGAGACGCTCAAGGATTGGGGCATGACGCTCGGTGGCATTGCCAACATGGTCAACGACGCCAAGCTGGATGTGATCAAGCTGCCGAACTTCAGCAAGTTGATTGTGGAAGAGAAGTACCGCAACAATTTGTTCAAGCGGTTCAGCGCGGCCAACCAAGCAAAGTCGACCATCAACTCGTTGATCATGGACAAAGACGAGGAGTGGGAGCGCATTCAATCTAACTTTGCCGGGCTACCGCAGATACTTATGGCGCTTATGCCCATCGTCAGCGCGGCCGGTGGCATCCCGGTGTCGCGTCTTATGGGACAGTCACCGGGCAAAGGACTGAGCCAAGCGACGAGTGGCGGCGAGTCCGACCTGTACAACTATTACGACGAGATTTCGGCGCAGCAGAAGACCGAGTACAGCCCAACGATGACGCCGCTTGATCAATGCATCATTCGTAGCGCGCTCGGCACCTATGACCCGGCGATCTATTACGACTGGGCGCCACTCTACAAGCCGGATCCAAAGGATGTCAGCGCCATCCAATATCAGAAGGCGCAGACGACGCAGATATACGTCAACACCGGTCTCATCAACGAAGACGCCATGCGGCAAGCGGTCATCAACCAGATGATCGAGGACGGCACATATGTTGGTCTTGACGATGCGATTGACGAGCATGGCGCGGAGCCACCGCAGCCAACGCCCGATGAGATGGCGGCACACGCGGCATTGCTCAGCAAGTCCGCCGTGGCAAATGCCAAGCCCCAGATTGGCGCAGCGAAGAAGCCCCCGGCTCTCGCTGCACCCAAGAAGGCCGGGGGTTAACGGAGGTGCTTCATGAGTGCCGGTGCATTGTTGCTAGGCTTTCTCAATGTATGTCTATATTGCGCGATCGTTATTTTGATCGCGTTCGTGATCGTTTGGGTGCTGACCACGCTATTTGGAATTGTGATCAGCGCCGAGGTGATGAAGTGGGGCAAGATCGTTGTCGCTCTGATATGTATCATCGTGATCGTGGGTTGGTTGCTCAGTTTGGTGGGGGTCGGCGGTTACTCGCCGCCGCACTTTCTCGGGCGATGGTAGATCAACTAACATTGATCCTATGCCCGTTCCCGACACCACGCAGCCTCGTATATGTCGTGGCTGCTAAGACCTCTGCCCCCAATCACGGGGCCGAGAGTTCGCCGCAAGGTCACCACTCACCCGGCGGCGAACTTATTTCATAACGAGAGGCAAAGGACTAACTAAATGGCTCTTATTCAACTGATGCACGTCGATGAGCAGAAAGTTTTGTTCAAAGGCGAGTTCGCATCCGTGAAGGAAGCGATCGAAGCCGCCGTCAAGGGCGACGTGGATCTGACCGGACTCGATGTCTGCGGTCAGCACCTCGAAGACCTGGACTGTGGTTGCGGCAAGTTCGACAACTCCGAGTGGAAGGGTGCCTACCTCAAGGGCGCCAATCTGGCAGGCTCGACCATCAAGAACTCGACGTTCCGTGGCGCTGACATGCGCGGCGTGAACCTCGGCGGCAACGACATGACCGGTACCGATCTCGATGGCATCATCGTGGACGCGGACACCAACTTCCGTGGCACGACTTGGGTCGCTGCGGGCAAGTAAGCTGAACTACTACGCACCATCGTGCTGTGGACCTCGTGCCGGGAAACCGGCACGGGGTTTACATTTTCAGGATGCAGCACGCAGTGTTGACCCTACAAATACAAGCGCAGTGCGACGTGCGTTTGCGCAAGCGTTGGATGCTCGTTGGCAGAAGGTCACCGTGATGGTGCGTGAAGCCATCAGCGCAAGGTTCATGAACAGTGCGCACAGTATCAATCACGCGACGATGAGCGGCCAAGAGCCAGTGCACGCTTTCCAAATGTGGTTTGATGAAGCCCTGCGCCAAATGGTCATGGGCAACGATGGCAATTGGACCGCGCGCTATGTGCGTTCAGCAGCAGACACCGGGCAGTCGCACGCCAAGTCGCTGCTCAAGAGCACACACGGCGTCGCAATACGTGACCGCACGTCCACAGTGCAGGCACTTGTGGCCACGGAGCTACAGGGCATCTGCGACGCGGTCAGTCAGCAGGCAACGCGCGCGTTCGCCAATGCTGAAATGTTCTCTGCAACCCCTACAAGGGTTGCACAGGACATAGGCGCAGTGATCAAGGCCATCGGCATAGTACGTTCGCGCGCGATGGTGGAATTCATGCTCGTGCGTGCCCACGCTCTAGCGACTCTCGACACCTTTCGCGCCGGTGGTGTTGATCGAGTAGGCACGCAGGCGGAACGTGTGAGGGTTGGTGCGCCCCCAGCCCTCACACGGGACGCCAAGAAGAAAAAGAAAAAGGTCGATCTTAGCACTGTCGAAGTGCTTACGGCTGGCGACAACGAGGTGTGCGAGGAATGTCAGGACATCTCTGACAACGGACCATATGACCTTGAGGACGCAGAGCTACTGATCCCCGCTCATCCTCGTTGTCGCTGCGCCTTTGTACCTGCCAACGATGCGCGCTTTGCCAGCGTGCATGATTATGACCCGGATGAGTCGCGTGATGATCATGGTCGTTGGGCATCGACCGGTGGTGTAGACGCCAATAGTGATCTGTTCAAGCAGGAGAACTATGCAGGTACGAATAAGGGTGAGAT